CCTGAAAAGATTGCAAACTATGTTTACCAAGATGAATTCCGCACAAAACGTGGTGCTATGGGGAATACCAACGATGGTGATGGGTGGCGATTTAGGGGCCGTGGCCTTAAGCAACTTACAGGCAGAAATAACTATACAGCATTCGGAAAAACAGTAGACTTGACAGCCGAAGAAGCACAAGAGTACGTAGCAACTGAAAAGGGTGCTGTAGAGAGTGCTTGCTGGTTCTGGAACACAGCGAAACTAAACAAGATTGCTGATGCAGGCGATATCGTTAAGATGACCAAGAAGATTAATGGTGGTACTATTGGACTAGAAGATAGAACTGCACGTTGGGAAAAAGCACTTGCTATTCTCGGCGGTGAAGTAGCACCTGCACCAAAGAAAGCTAAGAAAGCATCTTCAGGTGTTGATATGACTGCTGTACTGAACGTTGGTTCTACTGGCGACACAGTGAAAGCAGTACAAGAGTTTTTAGGTATCGGCTCAGACGGTATCTTTGGTCGTGGTACTAAACGTGCTATCAAGCAATGGCAAGCATCAAAAGGCTTGACTGCTGATGGTGTTGTTGGTCCCGCTACATTAAAGAAAATGTTCGGATAAGATAAGGACTAGAACGATGAGAAGTTTAAAGAGTTTCATGCATGAAGCAAAAGACGCTGGTGAGTACGATCAAGAAGGTCGTATGGCTAAGACTCAACTAAAAGGTATTCTTGCAGACGCAGAGCATATGATTAAGATGTTCGGTGATGATGATAACTTGCCTGAATGGGTACAGAACAAAATCACTAAAGCGGCTGACTATCTAAACTCTTCTCATCGTTACATGATGAACAAGGACGGTGAAGAATAATGGCTTGGGTAACAGTACCAAATAACACTCAGTGGGAATATGATAATGCGGCGACAGCCTCAGACACATACTCTGACACACCTGGTACTATTAGCGGTGGCGTTAGAACATTCACTTTGCCTGGTGGTAATGCAAGACAGACATACATCAAATGCAGAAAGACTACTCTTCCTGCTGGAGTTGGTGAATTAGATAAAACGTTTTGGGACGCACAATGATGAATTCATTTAAAGGACATAGGGCAACACATATAGATACAGTCTGTGAAGAGTGTAACATTTATGAAGATATGGTTGTAGAAGCCGCTGAGTATCAAGGGAAGAAAGTCAATCTGAATGACCCGATACGTACATCAGAAAACCCTAATAAGAAATTTAAAGTATATGTTAAGAACGATCAAGGCAACGTTGTTGTAGTTCGTTTCGGTGACCCCAAGATGTCGATCAAAAGAGATGACGCTGGTGCAAGAAAAAGTTTCAGAGCAAGACATGGATGTGACAATCCAGGTCCTAAGTGGAAAGCAAAATACTGGTCATGCTATCAGTGGCGTGCAGGCGCTAAAGTAGATAACTAATAAATACAACAGATAACATTTAACTCGGAGAAGACAATGTTCAAGAAAGAGATTAAGCCATTAGCTGAAGGAATGGCAGATAGCATTACTAAGTCTATCAACAAGCTTCAGCACGTAGAAGAAAAAGCATCACGCCCTGCTGATCATGCAGAAGGCGATGTTAAGCCCGCTGATATTTCTGGTGAAGAAGAAGTCAAAGCTGACGGCTCCGCTAAGAAAGCGCCAGTACGTAAAGGCGACAAGGCTGTAGCAGAAGCATACATGGACGAGAAGTCTTGCGTAGGCGAAATGAAAAAGCTACACGCATCTTCATGCTCAAAGACAGAAATGTATAAGAAGGTAAGCGAGAAGTACGGTTGCTCAGAAGAGAAGTTCGAAGAACTATACGCTCAGTATTGTGGCGAGGCTTATGAAGAAGTTCAAGAAGACAACTCTAACGACAAGTCAGACGATGGCGAAGGTATGGATAAAGTTCAGCCTAAAGCAGTTAAGAAAAAGTTTGATGATCGTAAAGACAAAGATATCGATAACGATGGTGACGAAGATAGTTCAGATGAGTATCTACATAAGCGTAGAAAAGCTATCTCGAAAGCACTTGAATCAAAAAAGCTTAATGCCTCTGTAGACGAATCTGCCGAACTAGAGGGGCTTGACGAAGCAAAGTTAATGTCAGATGATGATGTTGCAAAAATGGTTGCTAAGAAATTAGGTAATAAGAAAAATACAGACAGTTATGACCAAATTGCAGTGATTAAAGGTATTTTGAACAAATCACCAAAGCAAAAAAGTCTTGCAACTGATAGAGAATTCATTGATGACGTTCTGGACATTCTCTTCAAGAAATATAAATTCAGATCAAACCAGAAAGAATCAAAGCAAAAGCCTGATCAAGGACTATGAAAAGTATATGTCGCAAGGTAATAAGAAAGATCACAATGCAATTGATTACTTGATGTCTATGCCAAAGTATAAGCGTATGTCGAGAGATCAGATGGCAAAGGCTATCGGTGATGCGAAGCGTAAAGGCATCTTCAGAGAAGAAGTAGAACTTGACGAACGCAACTACGCTAAAGAGTATGAGAACTACCATAGTAAACCAGAACAGATTGCTAACCGTTCATCAAGAAACAGTGCACGTAGAATTGTGGCTAAAACGACTGATGTTAAAGGTAAGGATGTTGGACATAAAGACAACAACCCACTGAACAACGATCCTAAAAATCTACGTGTGGAAGACCCAAGTGACAATCGTCGTGAACCACGTTTACGCAAAGAAGGTGTCTTGGGTGCATTAGCTGGTGCAGGTATTGCCCATGCAGTTGGTGGTGGCACTGTTGCAAAGATTGCAGGTGGTGTTGCAGGTTCTATTGCGCAAAACGTTATGAAGAAACGCAAGAAGAACGAAAAGACTGTAGACGAAGGTATTTCTAAAAAAGATATCAAAATGGCAATCGGTATTGCATCTGACAAACGTTATGCAGGTGGTAACATGACTGGTGCCGTGAAGGTAATTGACAAAATCAGAAAAGGTTTGTCTAGTCACCCACAAGTTGCCGCAGTTCTAAGAAGACAGAACGAAGACTTGGAAGAGAACAAAAAAGCATCTCTTGCAAAGAAACTTGCAAAGGCATCCGCATCATCTAAAAAAGGTAAAGCAAAAGTATCTTTGAAGAAAGCACCTTGGGAAAAGAAAGAAGAACTTGAAGAGTTGACTAAATCTGAACTCAAACTGATTGACCAAATGTACGACAAGAAAGGTAACTTGACACCACTTGGTAAAAAAGTAATGGACGCAGGTAAAAAAAAAGTCAGTGAGGACGTAAACCTTGAAGAAGGTGTAAACGATCCAAGTATCTTCAAAGTGGTGTTCCTTGCAGGTGGACCAGGCAGTGGTAAGTCATTCTTAGTAGGTAAAACTGGATTACCTGCACTTGGTTTGAAACTAATTAACTCAGACCCTGCATTCGAAAAGCAGTTGAAGAAAGTTGGACTGAAAGCGACACCTGACGATATCTTCACACCAAAAGGTCAAGCGGCACGTGCAAAAGCAAAAGCAATGACTAAGAAACAACAAGAGTTGGCATTAGCTGGTCGTCTTGGTTTGGTGATTGATGGTACTGGTAAAGACTACGACAAGATTTCAGGACAAGTTGTTGACATGAAGAAAATTGGTTACGATGTTGCCATGATCTTTGTTAATACTAACTTAGAAACTGCAATCAGACGTGATCAAGATCGTCCAAGAACATTGGGTGCGAAAGTAGTTACGAAAATGTGGAAAGAAGTACAAGACAATATTGGTAAGTTCCAAAGATTGTTTGGTAACATGTTGATTGTTGTCGATAACTCAGACAACTCGAATTGGGAACATGGTGCTCTTGGTGCATATAAAGACATTACTAAGTGGGTTAACATACCTGCGAAGTCACCAATGGCGAAGAAATGGATCAAGTCACAGAAGGATGCACGTGGTATGACTGAGAGTGTCCCTGAATATGGTACTCCTGAAACTACTGAAAAGTTCGCATCGATGACACCAGGCGAAAAGTTCGCAAAGAATATTCGATTTAAAAAGAAAAAATAGGAGAATCCAAATGAAATGGATCACAGGAAGACTTAAAGAACGTACCTCATGGGATGGTGCGTTTCTTGTTGGTTTGGGAATGATGGTATTATTCCTTGCACCATTGGCAAAAATAGCTGCAGGTATTGCAATCGCATACGGCGCATGGACAATATGGAAGTCTGAATAATGTATGAATATAGAGTAAAAATGCTTCGCATCGTTGATGGTGACACAGTAGATGTTGACATCGATCTAGG